CACCTGGTGCAACAACACAGACATGTTACAGCGCAGAAGTATTACTGCCAGCTATCATTCTGAGTTTGCCAAAGAACAAGAGTTTGGTGACAAGTGTTTGCAGTTAATGTATGAACGAGTCAACGTTACTATTAATCAAGTTATGGTTCCGGAACTATTTTGGCAGTTATATGAACGCTGTTCTAGGTTTCACGAAAGAGGTATTAACGTAACACTCAAGCCTCAGAGCGATCCTACTGCTAGTTTTCTAGTAAGTGGTTATACTGATGAAATGATTGATATAATGCAGACAGGATTCCCTCAGAAGGATCAAGGAGAAGATCTCTATCAAATAGCATTGTATGATGATAACGAAACAGAATATCTATTTGATCAAGCAGAAAGATTTAATGCATTTCAGTTTAATAAGTTTCAAGGTTGGACTTGTAATAGTGGATACCAAAGTGTTATAATAAGAGGTAATGAAGTGAAAAGATCATACAGTTGTCATGACGTTCCTCTAGGAACATTGGAAAATGGATTTCAGTTGTTTAAAAATCCAACAGCATGTATAACTCCGAGCTGTGTTAGTTCGGCAGATTCAAAGATACCAAAATGCAAATAGATACAGAACATCTACATCATTGGATGCAGGCCATTAGAAAAAGTCCGGACCCTATGCGGACCATGGATGCCTTTTGGCAAGGTCAGCTTAAAAGCAAAGAATGGTTGATACAAGAGCTACGCAATCACAAGAAAAACGCCGCACGTTGGCCTAACATTGATATCCATGGAGGTTGGGTCGGAGTATTAGCTAGTATGATATTTCAAAGAGGAATGTATATAGGTAATATTCGCAGCGTTGACATTGATCCAGCCTGCGAATCTATCGCCACTGAGATGAACAAGATAGAAGAAATGGCAGGTAGATTTGTAGCACTCACGGCCGACATGTGTGAAGTACGCAGTGATGCAGACATTGTTATCAACACCAGTTGCGAACATATCACTCAAGATCAATACGACCTGTGGCTAAGTGGAATGCCATACAACAGTCTAATGGTATTACAAAGTAATAACTATAATATTCCAGAGCATGTTCGAATAGCTCAGACATTAGATGAGTTCAAAGAACAATGTCATTTGGAAAAAGTTTTTTGGGCAGGTGAACTTGTGCTACCATTGTACACAAGATGGATGATCATAGGAAAAATGTAATGTACCAATATCAAGATATAAAATCAGTTCATCTTGAAGTTACTTCCAAGTGCCAGGCTAGGTGCCCTATGTGTCCGAGAAGAATGGATGGCGGCCCGCTAAATCCCTACATAACTCTGGACGAAATATATCTAGATCAGTTTGTTGAATGGTTTCCTATAGATTTTATCAAACAACTTCGACATTTGAATATGTGCGGCAATCTCGGAGATCCGATCATTGCTAGAGATACATTAGAGATTTACAGATATCTAAGACAGCATAATCCAGAAATATCTTTACATATGCATACCAATGGAAGTGCTAGAAATACGCAATGGTGGCAGCAGCTTGCAGAGGTAAAAGTTAATGTGGTATTTGGGATAGACGGACTAGAAGATACACATCATTTATATCGCATAGGAACCGATTGGAACAAGATCATAGAAAATGCCAAAGCATTTATACAGGCAGGCGGTGATGCAAGATGGGATATGTTGGTGTTTGAACACAACCAACATCAAGTTGAGATATGTAGACAACTGAGTGTTGATCTAGGATTCAAAGACTTTTATGTGAAACACACCAGTAGATTCAAGGACGGGAAGTTTACAGTTATTGATGATCTCGGAAGAACTACCCATGTTTTATATCCCACTGACAGAAGTGAATCAATGGTTGCCAAAGTAAAGGCATCTTTAAAAGAAGAGTTGCCAACTATTAAGTGCAAAGTCAAAGAGGATTCACAAATTTATATAGGTGCATCTGGCAATGTATCTCCATGCTGTTGGCTAGACATGGAATGGATGCCTCCTATGGCTCCTTCTAGAGTGGACTACATGGATAAGATATTTGATAATCCTAATCTGCATAAACAGACATTATCTGAAATTTTTGAATCGGGACACTTTTCAAAGATATCTAAATGCTGGACAACTACCGGATTAAAAGAGTGCGGTAAGCAATGCGGGTCTTTTGATAGACTTAGAGAACAATACGTAAAATGAATCATAAAAATCATAACAACAAGACTTTGAAAGTTTGGCAAGATACTATTGAATCAGTATCGGGCTCCTCAACATTTTGTGCTTTACCTTGGATACATGTAGCAACACGACCTAACGGAGATGCTAGATTGTGCTGCGGTAGTAATGCCAGTCAAGCAACTAACGGAGTATATGATTCTGGTTTAGTAAAAAAAGAAAACGGTGAGCCTGCCAACTTTGGCAGAGACAGTTTGCTTAGTGCTATCAACAATGAATATATGAAAGATGTAAGAACAACTATGTTAGGTAATCGCATACCACTTAGTTGTGCTAAATGCTTTGAAGAAGAATCAAACGGAGTTGTAAGCAAACGTGCCTGGGAAACATATTATTGGCACAATGAAGACATTGATATAAAACAACTGATAGCCGACACACAGGCCGACGGCACTATCCCCCCAGTTATAAGTTATCTAGATCTTAGACTAGGGCATACCTGTAATCTCAAATGCGTTATGTGTACTCCGCATGACTCCAGCAAGTGGGTTGAAGATAATGCTAAAATAATGAAGACCTTAAAGAGTCCTATCATTATAAAACAGATTAACTGGGATAAAACAACTTTCAACAATACCTGGTATGAAAAACCAGAACTATGGGAAGAAATATTTGAACAGATTCCTAACATAAGGCAGTTATACTTTGCTGGTGGAGAACCATTGGCAATAAAAGAACACACTCGTTTCTTAGAAGAAATAGTAAGAAGAGGATACGCTCAAAACATAACTGTTAGATACAACAGCAACGGATTGTTGATCAGCGAATACATAATCGACCTATGGAGTAAGTTTAAAGAAGTTCGTTTTGCCTTTAGCATCGACGCTGTAGGAGAAAGAAATCATTATATTCGATACCCTGCTGACTGGGAAACCACGGTTAAGAATCTTCATAGACTAGACAACACTCCCGATAATATTAAAATAGGCATTGCTTGTGCGGTTCAGTTGTTTAATATACAACACATTATTGATTTTGCTAAATGGAAAATAGAACAGAAATTTAAAAAAATCAATAACTTTACCATAGAAAAATACATAAGTGGCGGCGGACTGCTTAACATGCATATGTTATACATTCCAACTTTCTTAAGTGCAAGAATATTGCCTCAAGAAGAAAAGCAAAAGCTAATAAAAGATTTTGCTGACTTCAAAGAGTGGTTGTATGAAAACTACACCAAGGATGATGACTTCTGGCAGCACAATCCCTACGGTTGGAAACGTTGGCAGGGCATATTAGATTTTGTTTTAGCAGAAGATCACAGTCATTTGATACCAGACTTTTTAGAATACACCAAGAACTTAGATAGTATTCGAGGAACAAACTATGAAGAAGTATTTCCGGAGTTAAAGAATTTATGAACATCGAACGTGCTCTATTATGGAATAGCTTGTGCAACATGGGCAAGCTATCTAAACTAAAACTAAATTTCAATCCTCACGAAACATTGGATCGTCTCAAACAGTTTGACAACAACTGGTGCCCTTATAATGTAAAAAAAGATACGGTGAATAATAGATGGGGTCTGCCAGTCACTAGCCATTCCCGTGATGTTATGGACAACTATCATCTTAATAGCTTTGGCTATATGCAACGTTATCACGATATCGAAATGAAGGAAGAAAACTTTGTTACTCCTACAGAAGTTTACAAACAGATTCCTGAGATAGCCAATCTTGTTGATATGTTTGCTCCTGATATTGGTAGAGTGCATATCTTAAGAGTAGACAAGGGAGGCTTCTTTCCACCACATAGAGATTTTCCATCTCCTGATCCTGAATACTTTAGACTGTTTGGAGTCTTTGGAAAATGCAAACCTGAGAACTATACATTTTTACTAGACGGCCAGCCAGTGTATCCAGAAGCCGGGCATATGTATTTTTGTAATTTTCAACTAGATCACAGTGTCTTTAGTTTCAGCGATAGTGTTTACAACTTGATTCTAACTGTAAAGATAACTCAACGAACATATGATCTTATAGTAAAGCAGTTTGTCAGCGAATGAATATCACTTACGCCAACCCAGAAAAAGAAAAATGGTTCCTGATCAGTTGGAATCTCAGTAATAAATGCAACTACAGATGCAGTTATTGTCCTGAGTACCTGCATGACGGGTCCAGTGGTTGGCCAAGCCTTGAAGATGTTACGGGGTTTGTTAATGGATTTGATATTCCTGGAAAAGACATATGCTATCGTATCACAGGAGGCGAACCAACCTACTGGAAACATTTTGATAAGTTAGCAGCAATGGTAAAGGCTCGTGGCCATTACTTTAGTTTCTTAACAAACGGTAGCCAAAGCGTAGACTATTATAAATCTATAAGCAAAAACACAGACGGAATGATAATCAGTTAC